CTTCGCACGGCTTGAAGCGCAGATTGAAGGGTTGCTGTACTGATGGCCACCAATCCACGCATCCCGCCACTCGGACTGACCCGAGATCAGCTAGCCACGTTCTTGAAGGACTTCGAGCAGATCAAACAGTTCGAGAACCTGTTTGCGGTGGCGGCTGCCATTGCGCCAGACGAGGTGCAGGCCGTCAACATCTTGGCCGGCAATGCCGATGCCAAAGCTGTGCAGGCACTTGGCCAGATCGCTGCTCTGGCGCAGGAGGTGGCTGTCTGCTGCTCGATCAGCGACATCAAGGGCACGCAGGCGCTGGATCAGATTGCCATGCTGGCGCAGGAAACTGCAGTCAGCATTGCGTCAGCAGAGAACAAGGCCAACCAGGCGATGGCGCTGTTGTCCAGACTGGCCGAGGCTGTTGAAGGGCTGCAGATGCTGCCTCCGAAGCGCGAGTTCAAGCGCAGTCGGTATGGCTCGTTCTACGACACCACCACGCAGACAGCCACGGCCATCAACACGGCCAAGGCCATCACATTCAACACCACAGACTTGAGTCATGGCGTCTATCTTGGCACGCCAACTTCGCGCGTCTACGTCGACACTGAAGGCATCTACAACTTCCAGATTTCTGTGCAGCTTGATTCGACAGTCGCAACGGCTGAAGAGTTCTATCTGTGGTTCAGACTCAATGGAGCTGATGTCACTAATTCAGCCAGCCAAGTGCGCATTCAGGGCAACAATGCTGAAGTGTTTGTGGCGCTGAATTTGTTTTTCAACTTGAAGGCAGGAGACTACGTCGAGGTCATGTTCAGCGTGAGCAATCTTGGCGTGCAGCTTTTGGCTTCTGGTCCTGTGGCACCACATCCAGGCATTCCATCCATCATTCTCACTGTCGCAAACAACATCGGAGGTATCCAATGACCGTCATCGTAAAAACCCTTGTGCCTCCCAAGCAGATGGAGGCTGTCCAGACCACGCAGTACACAGCCACGGCTGCCAAGGCGCTGATCGACAAAGCCACTGTCACCAACACCGATACGGTGAACCGCACGTTCAGCGTGAACCTGGTGCAGTCTGGCGGCGTGGTTGGCAATGCCAACCTGATCATCGACGACCGTTCGGTGGTACCTGGCGAGACCTATTTGTGCCCAGAGTTGGTTGGCCAAGAGCTGGACCCTGGTGCATTCATCAGCACCATCGCCAGCAACGCCACATCGCTGACGCTGCGCATTTCCGGCCGCGAGATCACCTGAAGGAGTTGAAGATGGAAGACGCAAAAATGCCCAAGATGATGCTGGCCGGCTTCGGCGGCATTCCCTACGAGGAGCCGTTCATCACGGCGGCCGAGAACAAGAAGAACACCCAGGTGGTGATCGACGACTGGATGCTCGGCCCTGAAAAGCCCAGCAACGAGCGAGGCGCAAACAAGCCCTACTGGATGGCGCTGGCCAAGGCCATGCAGTGCGACGAGGCCGAGGCTCGTCGTCGGCGCTGCTCCAACTGCGAGTATTACGACAACTCAGTCATGACCCAGGTCAAAATGGACAAGATTCCCTGGAACCAGTGGGACGTGGGCGCTGGCTTCCGCGGCTACTGCAACAAGTTCGACTTCATCTGCCACGATCTGCGCTCCTGCCAGGCCTGGGAAGAGCGCGAGTTCGAGGAAGATTGACCAAATGGCAGATTGTGGGAAAATGAGGGCGCTGAGTCTATCGGGCCACCAGCAGCTCATCCAACCATTGGAGGGTTGCGTGCATGGGAAGTTCTGAGTGGCTCAAAGAGAACCTGCAAAGGGTTCTGGCGCTTCCTGCGCCAGCCACTGAGTGGCTGATGATGCTCTGGGGTGCTATCCAGGTCTTTGATGACGTGGCTGATGGCGATCCTGTCGAGCGTGAAGACCTCAACGCAGCCATCTGGAACACATTGGTCGGCATGAACCAGAACAGCTTCTGGGCTGCCAATTCCATCACCCTTGCGCCTGTTGTGGCGACCATGATCCTGAAGTGGCAAGGCTCTGACCAGGCCGAGCGCGCTGGCAATGCTGATGCGCGCTCCTACGTCTGGCGCGCTGGCTACTACGATGTGGTCATGATGGTGGTGGCGCTGTGCCACGGCACCAAGTACGCCACAGACAATGCTCACCTGGTCATGGCGCTGTACGGTGAAACACTCGAAGACTACATAAAGGAGTTCAGCCATGCCTGATCCAGTAACCGCATTGGTCGTCGGCGGCTCGCAAGTCGTCGGCGGCATCATGCAAAGCAATGCGGCCAGCGATGCTGCTGGCGCGCAAGTTGCTGCCAGTCAAGCTGGCATTGAAGAACAGCGTCGACAGTTCAATGCTGTCCAAGAAATTCTCAAGCCCTATGTAACGGCTGGCACAGGTGCCATCACTGGCCTGCAGCCCTACGCTGCGGCCGGTGCCCCTGCGCTGGAGCAGCAGCAAGCGCTGCTCGGGCTACGCGGCCCCGAGGCCCAGCAGGCGGCCATTGCAGGCATCGAGCAAGGCGCAGGATTCCAGGCTCAGGTGCGTCAGGGCGAGGAAGCATTGCTGCAGCGCGCATCGGCTACTGGCGGCCTGCGTGGCGGCAACATCCAGGCAGCCCTGGCACAGTTCCGGCCGCAAATGCTGCAGGCCGAGATCGAGAAGCAGTATGGCCGTCTCGGAGGTCTGACGGCACTTGGCCAGACAACTCAGCAGAACCTGGCCCAGCTTGGCCAGGCATCGGCTGCAGGCACGGCCACGGCTGGCTTACGCACTGGCGCAGACATTGCCAACCTGATGGGACAGCAGGGCGCTGCACGAGCTGGCGCAGAGCTGGCGCAGGGTCAAGCCTTTGCCAACGTGCTCAACCTGCCGGCCCAGTTCCTGGGCATGCAGTACGGTGCCAAAGTCGGCACTCCAGGCTTCAGCAACATCTTCAGCGACATCAGGCTCAAGAAGGACATCCAACGCATTGGAACCAGGCAGGACGGCCTTGGCGTCTACGAGTTCGAGTACGTTTGGGGTGGCGGCCGGCAGGTCGGCTTGATGGCGCAGGAAGTGCTGGGCGTCTATCCTGACGCTGTGGGCGAGTCCGGTGGGTACCTCACTGTCGACTACAGCAAGGTATAAGGGAGCCTGACATGGTCCAGCCAATCAACTACCAACTGAACGTCCAAAGCCCATTCGAGGCGGCGCTGTCCGGCTTCAAGATCGGTGCCACCATTGCTGACGTGGCAGCGCAGCGCCAGGCCCAGGAAGCTGATCTGCAGCGCAAACAGGCACTGCAGACGCAAGTTCAGGCTCTTATCCAGAACCCGAACCCGAGCGCACGCGACTTCACTAACGTGGCCATGCTTCTGCCAAAAGCAGAAGCTGACAGCATGCGCGCCAACTGGGAGACGCTGTCCAAAGACCGGCAAGAGAACGAGCTGCGCTTCAATGGCCAGGTCATGTCGGCCTTCAGCGCAAACCAGCCACAAATCGGCATCCAGCTCTTGAAAGAGCGCGCCACGGCAGAGCGCAATGCAGGCCGCGAGCAGCAGGCCAAAGCCTACGAGACTTTTGCGCAGATAGCCGAGGTCAGCCCACAGAGCGCACAGAAGACCATCGGCATCATGATGGCTGGCTTGCCTGGTGGCGATAAGGTGCTGACCTCGTCCATACAAGCACTGAAGGCACCGGCCGAGGTGCGCGCTGGAGAAGCAGGCGCGACCAAGGAAGAGCTGATCACGGCCAACACTCCGACCCGCCTGGCGCTGGAGAACACGCAGACCGCGGCCAACATCCGCAACCTGGACAGCCAGATTGCAGACCGTGCTGGACGACTGGTGCTGGATCAGAACCGTCTGAAGCTGGACCGCGACCGTCTACAGTCTGACGTGGAGCTGAAGCTCTTTGAGCTAAACCAGAAGGGCGGTCAGCTCGATGCCAGCGCCACCAAGATCGTCAACGACTCGGCGGTGGCTGCAGTCGGATCAGAGCAGGCCGCAGGTCGCATGCTGGACCTGGCATCTCGCCTGGAGCAGCAGGGCGGCGGCTATGGCACATTCAGTGGCATCAATTCGTGGTTCAGGAACGCAACCGGCAATCAGGACGCCTGGACGCAAACACGTCAGGAATACGTCAGGCTACGCAACACGCAGGCCATCAAGTCGCTGCCTCCTGGTCCGGCCACTGACCGAGACATCGAGCTGGCGCTCAAGGGCTTCCCGGCTGAAAATGCAGATGCCAAGACTGTCGCATCATTTTTGCGCGGCATGGCCAAGATGTCGCAGTATGAGGCGGTGGCCGAGAGCGCCAAGTCGGAATGGGTAAACTCGGTCGGATCGCTCGGCCGTGCCACTCGCGACATTGAGATAGGTGGCGTCCAGGTGCCTCGTGGCACCACCTATGTGGACTTCGCGCGCCAGTTCATGGACCAGCGTGCGCAAGACCTGGCAGCCACACAGGCCGGCCGTGCGGTATCCGGCCGAGGCTACATGCGCTGGGCGCAGCCTGAGACTGGTGCTGTGCCTGGTGCTGCGGCGCCGGCAGCGCCTGCACCTGCAGCGCCTGCGCCAGCTCCGACCCTGTCTGTGCCTGCTGCGCCAGTCCCTGCAGCTCCTACCACACCAATGCCTGCAGCCGGCGCTGCAGTACCGTCTGGTGCGTCTCCCGTGCCGATGCCAGGTCCAGGAGCCTTTGCACAGCCTGCTCCGGCTGCGGCACCTGCAGCAGCAGCCGCAAACCCGGCTGATGTGGCGGCCAAGACGCAACAGCTTGAGACGGTGGTCAAGCGCCTTTTGAATGACCGCATCGTTCAATCTAGTTCAGGTCTAAAAGAAGCTCTGGAGGCGGGCGTGCGTGAACTGTCTGGCGAGCTGCTTGGACTTGGTCTTACAAGACAACAGATTGAGGCCATCATCATGCGCGCCAGCGAAGATCGCAGCACGTTCAAGAGATAAGACATGGCCACAAGAGACATCCCAACCAGCTACAAAGACCCGTTCTGGTCTGATCTGGCAGCCAACACCGAGCAGAGGCTCGGGCTGCCCAGCGGCCTGCTGGTCTCGGTGCTCACCCGCGGTGAGCGCTCCAATGCTGACCAGGTGTCAGAGGCCGGTGCTCGCACGCCTTTCCAGATCATCCCTGCAACCCGCAAGGCGGTGCTGGACAAGTACGGCATCGATGCCTACCTCAGTCCAGAAAACGCGGCCGAGGCTGCTGGCCGGCTGCTCAAGGAGTCGCTGGACCGAAACCAGGGCAACATCGTGCTGGCGGCGGCCGAGTACCACGGCGGCACTGACCCCAAGAACTGGGGACCACGCACCAAGTCCTACATGCAGCGCGTCTCGCAAGGCGTGCGCGAGTTGACTGCACAGACTGCTCCAGCGGCGCAGCCAGCAACCATTGCGGAGGGCGGCACGACCAGCACGTTTCAACGTGCTCTTGGTGCCAGCAGCATGGCTTCTGTACCGCAGGATGCGATTGCCAGGGTCTACCAGGCCTACAGCACCGGACAGATGACGGCTCAAGAGGCGGCTGAGTTCGAGAACGATGTCAAGGCTGGCAACATCATGCTGCCTCGCGGCGCTGCGCTGCGCGGCCAGGCCCAGCCACAAGGCGCACGAGCCACTATTCCTGAGCTGCCGGCTCCTGTCCTGCAGGCCTACAGCACCGGCCGCATGACGCGCGACGAGATGATGGAGCTGGAGCGCGATGTGGCCAATGGCATGGCCAGAGTGCCTGCCGGCTTTCAGCTCCAGAAAACAGAACCGATGGGCGTCCTGGGCGGCATCCGCGAAGCTGTCACCGGCACCGAGCGCACCACACCGACGACCGAGGCGCTGCCAGACTGGGCAGGCATGCCGGAGCTGAACAGCTTCAGCATGGCCAGCTTCAAGTCGGCCCTGGGCACGATGATGACCAACCCACAGGAGACTGTGCAGGTCATTCAGGCCAACTTCCCTGGCGTCAAAGTGGCGCAGGACGAGAAGGGCAACTTCGTGTTGCAGTCGTCCATCGACGGCCAGTTCTATGCCATTAAGCCTGGTTTCCAGGTCAGCGACATCCCGCGCGCTGCTGGTGCGCTGGCTGTCTTCACGCCTGCCGGCCGTGCGACCACCATCCCTGGTGCTGCTGTGGCCGGTGGTGCAACTCAGGCCGGCATCGAGGCCACACAGGCTGCCACTGGCGGCCGCTTCGACACTGGCGAAGTGGCGCTGGCTGGCGCACTCGGCGGTGCTGGACAGGCCGTCACACGCATTCCGCAGGCCGTCAGAGCCGTCCGAGGCGGTGAGGTGCCACCTACCCCTGCAGCAGCTCCTGGCGCGGCTCCTGTGGCCCCTGGTGGGGCTGCAGCGGCTCCTGTGACACCTGCAGCAGCGGCTCCTGGTGCCCCAATGGGTACGGCAATGGCTCCCGCAGTCCCTGTGGCTCCTGCGGCAGCAGCAGCTCCGGCAGCCGGTCCAGCCATGATGACGGCCGAGGAGCTGGCAGCGACCACCCGCCAGGCGGCCGGTGGCGGCTTTGGCGCAGGCCGAGCCACCACGATCCTGGCCGGCCAGGCAGCACCGGACCCCAAGGTGCTAGAGGCAGCACGCAGGCTCAAGATCGAACAGTATTTGCAGCCTGACCAC